GAGTATTGGGGCTAGTCTATCACTGTAGTTGATAAGCTTGTCTGCTCTTGGGTATCTAGCAGGCCATACACGTAGCTGGTAACCACGTTCAGTCAATGTATTGTACAAGGACATTTCACACTGGGGTGTACCTAGGTATATAATCTTACCTTCAGGTTTAAGTACAGCATCGAACTCTTTTACAGCTTCACTGAGTCTCTCACGCATCCCTTGGGTCATAGAGTTGTTTGGTACTTCTACGTCATCTGCAATGATGATGTCAGCACGAGAACCTGTAAGCTGACCTGTGATACCTACGGACTTAACCGAAGGTGAACCACTGGCTTTAGCAGGAGCTACGTCAAAGGCTATCTTACTCCACCTTTGGGACTCCTTGGCTATCAGGTGCTTACATAAAGGAAGCTCTAAGATAATACGCTGTGTAAAGGTACTGAAGTCATCAGCTCTAGCTTTACTAGCAGAGACTACCATGAACTTCTTGTCTGGGTCTAAGAGTAGCTGGTGGACTACGAAAGCACAGGTGACGTAGGATTTACCTACGCCCCTGAAAGCTTCGATAATGCAGCGCCTTGGAGCGTTCTGTAAGTAGTCCGAGATGTCATACTGTACAGGTGTTGGGTCTGGAAGGTTTAAGTGTTTCCAAACCAAATACATGAAGTTACGGAAGTCATGTAACTCCTTTGGCAGTTCATTCATACGTTTCCTTTGTCAGCTTCTGACGAAGCTTTAGTAACCTGCCTCATGGAACATTCTTACCATGTTGGCGCAGGTGTCTGACCTAACAATGTCATCTAAATCAAATTCAATGATGCTTGTGTTAGGTGGGTTATAATTGTCGAGAAGATTCATAAATGTACTGATGCCAGACTGTCCTTTTAAGTCTGATTGCTTAGGGTCACCCATAAATACAATGGTACTACCCTCACCTACCCTAGTGGATATTGCTTTAATCTCATCTAGGGTAAGCTGTTGACATTCATCCACAATGATAAAGGTGTCCCTGAAGGAACGCCCACGGATAGTCTCTAGTGCTACCGTTTGTATCTTCCCCTTATTTGTACAATACTCAAACATTGTGCTACCGAGGTGTTCTCTCAGCACTTCTGTCATGGGCATTGTCCAAGGAGCTAACTTCTCATCTAGGTTGCCTGGTATAGCACCTAAGGATTTCCCAGTGGCTACGTTAGCTCTTGCTAGTACAATCTTTTTAACTGCACCTCGAACTAACCACTGAGCAGCCTTAACACATGTGGTATATGTTTTACCTGTGCCTGCTGGCCCTAAGACTACCATCAGGTCATTACTCTCTAGGTCTTGGAATAACTCTGATTGTGTCTGGGTCTTTGGAGCGAAGTCTATTTGGGGTCTGTGGTCTACATTGTTGCGTTTATTACGTTTAGACATAAAAGCCTTTTATTGAATTTTATCCGCTGCCTCAAAGGGCAGTGCTTCTAGCAGACTAGCCATAGGACTTTCTGCTGTTATAACGTCTAAGCTTGCACCATTATCCTTAAGGAACTTGGTAGCTACTGACAGTTCTGAAGCTGTTGCTTCTCCAGCCTTAACACGAGCAAGTAACTCCTGCGCTACTGCACCGTGAAGGGCATCTATGATGTCTTTGTTATCCATTGGATAGCCTCCTCATATGTTTCAATGTTTCTACGTGTCCATCCTTTGCCAAATGTTTCGTAAGTACGAAGACCCATGTAGAACTCCTGCCGCTTCTCTTTATATGAGAATGCTAAAAGGTCAGGGTCGTTACTGTAAGCCTCTTTAACGGCTTTAATGGTCTTAATACCTACTATCCCATCTGGTACTGCGTGAACTACGCTCTGAAGTGCCTTAGAAGCTCTTCTAGCACCAGCGTTCACTGCAAAGTCGAAGGTAAGAAGAGCTACCGCAGGTGGAAGAGAGTCCCCTTGGATTTTCTCCCAGTAGTCCGTGCGGTATATAGAAGCTACTTCTTCTTCAGTGATGTTCTTTATGTCTACCTCAGGATATGCTCTTTTACTTATCCCGTAGTTAGTCTCACCACCTGGGTCTTTAGGATGATTAACGTAACCTCCCTCATGCTTTAGAACTAAGTCCAAAGCATCCTCAAATGCAGCCATTATTTATTCCTAGCTCTGTTTGTGGATTTAGATTGAACCCTAAGGTTACTTGTTGAGTTGTTTTTAGGATTACGGTCTTTATGGTCTACATCCATACCGTCACCTTTACGTACTCTGCCTTTAGCCTCCATTAGTCTACGGGCTTTCTTACGGGCATCGTTACGCCTGCGCTGGGCAGGTTTTTTATGATAGTTGTCGTACTCTTTTCTATAGTTTCTAGCCATGTTATTTTTTCCAATTAGCCAAGCCTTTAAGACCAAAACTGGCGGCTATGGCGGCTGCTAAAAAGCCTTTGTAATACTCAGGCATTGTGTCCAAGACTGCGAAGCCTTGTTGGATGTACGGCACTAAGCTGGGGATGAATGAGCCAATCATGGGGATGGACAGGACAACAACAAACCACTCGTCTTTCCACGAGTTCTTGCTGCCCTCCGCCATCATCTTTTCCCAGTTCTCTTCTGACTGCATAGCTTTAAGCTTAACGTCTTGCTTTGCTTTAGCTTCGTCAGATTTTCCCTGTACCCATTGCGTAGCTAGTCCCCCAAGAATTGAAAGGAACTGAATCATTTTGGTTTACCTTTAGAATGGGAAGGTGAAAGTAATTCCTACAGTGTATGAAACTTGTGTTATTGTTGCATACATGCTGATGGACATTACTTATCCACCTTATTGTCTAGTTTATCTGCAATCCGAATTAGCATCGATTTTATCTCAGCAATGTCTAACTGGTAGTCATCGCGTCTGACGTAGGTATCTGGTACATGACGTTCTATAGCCTTTACGTCGTTCTGTAGGTTACTGACAGCATCCCACACAGCTCTTAAATACCATCCTACAAATATCGACATTAACCCTAAGAGAGCGTTAAATAGTGTTTGAAATTCCACATGGATTCCTCATATTATCCTTTATAGAAGACTGCAAAAGAAGCGCTGCTTTCGCCCAAGTTATTGATTGTTAGATTGTCTTTACTTTCAATAGCTAAGACCTTGTGTTTATCTTTAGCTTCGCCGTCTACAACCAAACCATCTTCAGCTATAAAGATACGCTTACCTTGTAAGCCAGAAAGCTCAATGCTTTCACCGGCAGCCACATCATGAACTTCGCCTGTCCATTCAACGTCTAGGTCTGGGTCAGTGATGCAATAAAATTCAATAGCTTCTTGTGCTATCAAAATTAACTGCTCGTCAGCATAGTCTTGCGGGTCATCAGAGCCTACAAAGTCTCCACGACCTATCTCGTGACGGCTAAGACCTTCAGCGTTAAGACCTACTATTGAGCCTTTAGTTAACCAGTGAACCCCACCAGAACTTGTAGGCATCGTAGGAGGGTTAAAGGTATCGCCTTTTTTGCCTGCTGTGCTTTTAACAATCGCTACGTTATCAGCTCTGTAGATGGGTCTATGAGTCCAGCCAGCCATTAGAGAGTCTCCCCTGATTCTGGAATAGATGGGACAGTCAACTGACCAACCATTGCTTCAATCTCAGGTGAGATAACTTTATCTTTAGCTGCAAGGATATTGTTCCATTCAGACTGTGCTGCTGATGAAGCCAACACTATTTGAGTGATAACTTGTTCAGCGTCATCTAAGTCAACGCCTAGCTGCTGAACAGTGTATGGGTTTAAGTTTAGTGATTTATCCGCAGGTGTATAGGTTACACTAACGGCGTTATTTTTAAGGTTGTAGCCATTTACAACGTAAGTATATTTTATGTTCATTTAGTGTTTCCTATGAAATTGAGACTGTTCTAGTGCCTGTGCCATTCCAGCCTGTTGGGGTAATATCCCATCGCCAGAATGTGGCTGTTCTTGTTGGGCTACTATTGGTAAAAGTGCCATGCACCGCGGATGCCGATGTTACCGTTCCATACCCCTCTATATCCATTGAAGTAAAGGAAGATTTAGCTTTAGTGCCGTTGACTACAAAGTAAAACCTATTTGCACTTGTTTTGTTGGGCGTATAATACAGGCCACGAATAGTGCCGAAACCCGCAGTGGTTGGCGCGCCCGAACCCATACTTTGTGGCCAAAGAGCATTGTTGGCATCTTCGTTAAGAGTGTACTCAGCACCAGAGCTATTTACCCTAGGGAAATATCCTCGTGTCCCAAAACCATAGTAATTAACACCTTGTTGACCCATGTTGCTGTAGCTAGTTGTGCTGCCCTCAGTCACTGTAATAGTAATACCAGACTGAGTGCCATAGAAGTCACTAACAGCAATCTCACCAGAAGTAGGAACTGCACCATTAGACCCTGAAGTGCCAGAGGGTACATAAGACCCCCCAGCGTAGTATTCAGAAAGACTAACAGGGTTACTACCACCAAATTCAGTTTGAATGTCGGATAATGTAATTATTCCTGATGTCTGTATAGCCATTACACTGTACCAAATGCTGTGACTTCTCCAACAACCGTAAGGTTGCCTGAAGCGTCTAGTTTCATTTTGTTAGTACCGCCTGTAGCAAATACTAAGTCTGTGCCTGATTGCGTTACTGACCAGTTACCTAAAATTACTGAGCCTGTGGCTGTAATATCACCATCTACATCTAACTCAGTACTAGGACTACTCGTGCCAATGCCCACGTTGCCACTACCGTCGATGCGCATGCGTTCTGTAAGTGTGTCACTAGAGCGAGTAGAAAAAGCCATACTTGCTTCAACATAGTTAGCGCTTTCAGGAACAGATGTGATTGCTCCAACATCTTTGCCTGTACCTACTGTGTCTGTTCCTCCAAAAAGAAGTCTTGCCTGTTTTAAAGTGGTATTAGCGGTACTAGTATTGGCAATCGAAATTCCGTCATTGTTCGTTGTTGTGTCAACCTGAAGTCTAGCTTCCGGCGAACTCGTACCAATACCAACTTTACCACCTAGAGGGTTTAAAACTAAATCGTATGTAGCAGTAGATGGCACTGTATATGAAGCTTGTAACCAAGAGGCGTGACTTGAAGCACTTGTACCACTAGGGTATTGTCCTATGAAAACACCATTACCTCCAGTACCGCCTAAATAAGTGTGTGTAGTAGTCATGATATCACTACTACTTGGTGCTGATTGAGTGACTCCATTCCCTAGCTGAACCGTTCCGTTGACTTCCAACTTAGCACTAGGACTACTAGTACCAATACCAACGTTACCACTACCATTAACTGTAATGTCATCGTGATTAGCTATGCCCAAGTTAGTAAGGGCAGTTGCTGCACTATCTAAGTCAGATAAGTTGTTAGCCGTCTGGGCATAATCAGCAGGGTCAAAGCCAGCAGCATTAGCCGCATCAGTAGCACTTTGAGCTGCCGCACTAGCAGAACTCGCTGAGTTAGTAGCACTTGTGGCTGCGTTAGACGCACTCGTAGCTGCCTCAGAAGCCTTAGTGGTCGCTGTAGAAGCATCAGCCGCTACGCTAGACTCAGAAGCCGCTGCATTAGTCTCAGAGGTTG